GAAAATGAACGGACTGTCCACGAAACCACTATTGTCGGTATCGGCAGGACGCACTTCCAATCCGTTGGCGTTGACGTACCCATCTGGAGATTTCAGTGTGTCTTCAACATATAGTGGTACGTTCTGGCCGAGGTATGATACCAGCAACGATTGCACCGAAATGTTACCAAGGTTGTTTGTACCAGTTGGGAGATCGGTAATTTCACCAGCACCGAAGCCCAAGCCCGTTTGACCCTGAGTAGCGGTTGGATCAGTACCGACGCCACCGGGCCAATTAATCATGGATACGTTAACGCCGAGAACTGGTGCCACGGTAAATGTAACGTTGTTTGTTCCCGGTGCTGACCACGATGAAGGAGAAACAACCGCCCACGGTATACCTGCCTGCGCGACGCCATCTTGGAATACCATGGCAGTATCGGCAACAACCGTCGTCGAGTCCGTCAACACGTAATTCGTCTGTACGCCATCGGAAGCTCCGAAGTCATAGGTATCACTACTGACAAAATCAGCATTGAGTTGGGCAGATATCGACACCACCGTACCAGAAGCGGGCGCGGTTACGAACTCGATGGTGGATGTGGTTGGTGTGGTACTAGTGGTGTAGTTGCTTTTACCTTGGTAGATACCATCTTGCCAAACCCACATACTATCATCGGACTGGTTACCAATCGCCACCGTGAAATCCGTGAGGATACCATCGGCAATGAAATCAAACCTACCAAATAATGGATCACCGATTCCAGCAATACCATACACAAACATGTTAGCGCCAGAACCCAATGGTGTCGTTAATACTATGGCCGAGTTTCCGTTGATTAATGCGGAGGTAGAATAATCCACGAATGGTCGTTGATATACACCATCGATGAATACGAAAAGATTTTCGGATTGTGTCGGTGGCTCTATACCCAAGTCAAAGGTGTCGGTAATGCCATCACCCTGTATGTCGGTAAGCACTGAGGTTTTCGTGGACTTCAAAGAGTCGCTTAGTGAGATACAAACCAAAACCTCAATACCGTCGGGTGGTGCTACCAAAAATTCAATGGTATCACCTGATACTTTCGATACGTTATTGAAATCGATACCATTGATTTGTAGCACCTCATCAATAGTCACCGCGACGCTCGGGCTCAACGGATTTTCGGATGTAGTAAACCCTGTTGTTACGCCATCCCCGACGAACTTATAACAAAAGACATCGCATTGCAGTATAGAAGAAATGCTCAGATTGGTGATGTTGCGTCGGCGGAGGCTGTCTCTGGATTCGTTGGATTCCAGCAACAGAATGGTGTCAGTCTTTACTGCCCCGGTATCGGGATCAATTACTGGCTCATTGCCTGCAAAGAAGAAATCGTTTTCTCTATCAGACTCGAAGAATTCGCTAATACCACGGTCAACGACTTTCCATTGGTCATCGGCGGTGCCACCCGGTACGAATTCGAGGTACACCATCCAAGATTGGTCCAAGTTTAATCCACTGGTATCCCCTTGGTTAACCAGACAGAAATCACCACCGCTTTCTTGTTTGTCCAAATTGTCGGACAGGATAACGATCCATGATTGGGTATCCTGTACCCATGATAGGCCGAAGTCCAACTTCAATTGGATTTGCTGCTCGACGCGAACCTTTTCGGATTCAGTCAACTTGGTACGGAATGGAGGGAATACCGATACTATACGAATGTCGGTAGCTACGTCGCGCTCCAAGATGATACTATCGGCGGAAGCACCGGTTTCATCGGAAACACGGTTTACTTGTACGGTGGTGCCTCTGGGATTATCCAAACGCAATACCGAATCCACTAGGATGTATTTCGCGGGTATTGCAACCGTGGCGGTCCCCACGGGAATAGAGGTACCGGAAACACCTGCCGTTTCTACAACTCGTCCGCGAGATTGTTGATTAACCACGGAGTCTTCAAACCAGAAATGCGAGGTTGGGAAGAACTGCTCGGGATAATCATTGAAATACAATTGTTCCTTATTGGCTTCTTCCAACTGTGGCTCAATGACATTCTGAATCAATAACGGAGGTGACAAAATAGTAGTGTCCGCTGATGCGAAGTTCACACCGGTAACACGCTCTTGATAGAAACGTCCATCCTCGGCTACGATTTTTAAATTCTCGTACAGGCCGGTCGGATCATGCAATTTCGCAAATCGGGATTGGCCAGAGAACGTCCGGTTAACCGACTTCACCTTTCGGATGGCAGTATCACGCAAGAAGAACGCATTATAATCACGTCCGGTGATCATTCGGTTCTGAGCGTAGTACACTTGGTTGGCTCTGGTTCTGATAGAAAAGTTGGTTTCAGAACCGGCAGCGTTCCCAATGTCTTCCTTCAGGGAGATGGTAACGGTTAGGAAGTAAATGCTTCCATTGGATTCATATGGGATCGTGAATGTTTGCTCACCAATGTCCGAAGAGGTTACCAATTGTGGCTGTGGATTACTCGTGCGGTACCAGAAACGGAAGCGCCCAAGCGGGATTTCACCATAAGAACCATCACCGAATCGAACACGGACTCGGTCGTTTTCCAAGGTGTCAACCTCATAAACCTTACGTGCATTACCAGTAGCCTGATTGCCGGTAGAGTCGTCTCCATCATCAAAGAAGTCTGAACGATTGGTTGGGAGGAAAGATACACTTTCTCCGAAAACCGTGTCAACATTATCCCATACTTCTTCGAGGGCTCCCTGTGCGTCCAGTTGCTCTACGAAGAAATCATCGTTGTTGATGGATTGGGTATCGATGTCCACGATTCTGATAACTTCAGGCTGTACGAATTCCTCTTCTTGGAACTGCATGGTACCCTGTCGGATTTCGAGGAAGAACCCAGTGCCATTAGACGAGAGCCCTTTACCATCAGCGATGTAGAATGTATTGAAGGCGTTGTTGGGATCGGGTGCCAGTTCTTCTGCACGACCGGTATCCTTATCCAATTTGGCATTGATTATGTCAAATGGAAGCGACACACCATTAATCGACGTAGTAAATGAGTATGAGCCAGAGGAGGGTGCCCGCCCGTTGAATACGTACTGTTCGACTCGCGCCTGCCCTTCGATTACTCGGGTCAGTGGTCTCCCGAACTGTGTGCGTTTGGTGAAAGCTGCATTCATTACAAGGATGAATTGCTCGAAGTAATCTTCGTTCCGTGGGTCGTTCCAACGAATTTCGCGATCCTGAAGGTCAATATTATTTGAATCAAATAGCGATTCCGTTGTCCTAACTGCCTCAATGCGCACGCGGCCAGCCGCACCGCGAACACGGGAAATCTTGTATGAAATGTTCTGGGCCAAACGAATTAGTGAATCTCTTCGTTCAGCGGTTGCGAGGAAGTTCTCTCTTGTGTTAAGGTCTATTCGGAATGAGATGTTTTGGCTCAACCAAGCCAGAACTTCGACTTTCATAATGAATTCGGAAGAGGCAATCCAATCGTTGAATTCTTCTGGGAATACATCACGCAGGTGGTCGAGCAAGGCTGCGACATAGTTGTCGAAGTCATAGGCGCGAAAATCGACGTTCTGTATGGCTTCGTAGATGCGAACCCAGTCTTCTGATACGAACAGGGTGTTCTGCCGTTGTAGTACGCCCATTAGCCTCTAGCCTCGAATATCGCGTGAAAGTTTATGTTCATGTCGAACTCTACCATTTGTAGAGTCGCTATTAACCTAATCTGATGCTCATCGGGGTTAATGTCAACACTGACCTCCAAGGGTACTACGCGGGGGTCTTCGCTGAATATACGCTGTGCGTCTGCGATTACCAGACCCTCAGTACGAGTATCAAAGAGGTCGAACAGTAGATCATGTATAATAGAACCAAACGACGGACGGGCAACGCGTTCACCAATGCGAGTGTTGAAATGATTGAGCAAATCTTGTGTCACAAGGTTTACGTCAAACAGGCGAGTGTCTATGCCTTCATTTTCAACAGTAGAGAATCCACGATAGAGAGGTGCGGCCATACTTGAAATTCCGTTATGTGATAACCATATTGTTAAGTCGTTTAAATGCTTTGACTAGTATGAAGACTATTTACCATCCACCCACCATAGAAAATACAAACTACTAAGAACTGGAGAAAATAAATGCGTGACCCAATAAAAACCAGCGACGCAAAGTCATTCGTCAAGGGATATCTACCATTATTGACCGCCGAAGAGGAGAGAAACCTATTTGAAGCGTGGTGGAAGACCAATCCCAAGGGCTTTAAGGACTTCATGGACCCATCCAATGAGGAGGTCAGGAAGTTCACCGGGGGAGATGACGATCTGTATTTGACACGGATTATCAAAGCGTACAGTCCTGCAATTCGTCGTTCTATAAAAGAGATATCCAACCACCGCGTCGAGGTTGAGGAGTTGCTGTCCGAGGGACTAATAGCACTCGCCGAAGCCGCTCGCCGTTACGCACCGTCAGATCATGGGGATGTACGCTTTGCGGCATATGCCAAGGTCTGTGTTAAAGGGATGATGCAAGGCTTCGTTATGAAGAATTTCTTTCCTGTTCAGTTTTGCACGAACCACAACAAGAAGCGATTGTTTTATTCCATGAGGAAGCTCATTGCCATCGAACTGCAATCCAAGGGCTCTTTCCAGATGACCAGTGACATCGTTCATGATTTGGCCGTGGATCACAATCTGGATGACACCGACGTGATGATAATGTTTCAAATGTTCCAGCGCCCGTATGAATCACTCGACCAACCACTTGGGTATAGTTCTGACCTCGACATCGACTTGAGTTCACTCGGTGATACTATTGAGGATACCAGTCCGGGTGCCGAGGAGCTTGTAATCCAGAGTAGTGTTGTCGGGTTTCACAAAAGCCTCGTGGGTGAGGCTATGAAGGTTCTTACACATCGGGAGAAGACGGTATTCGTGGCACAGGTGCTCATGGAAAAGGATCGCCAACGGACGCTTGACGATCTCGGAGTGGAATTTCACGTGTCCAAAGAACGCATCCGTCAGGTTAGAATCGAGGCAAGGAATAAAATAGACGACGAACTTCACCGCCTAATTACGTTGCGGGGTTTAACCGTAGACGATATTCTCCACGATTAAACCTGAGCAAATAAGGTTTCCAGTTCTTGTCGTCGCCTGCTGCGTAGAGCCGTCTCTATGCGTGGGCGCGAAGAGGCTGGACACCTACTGCACGTAGATAGCTTCATCCATTCCTGTGGAACCTGAGAGAAATCTCCAGAATTCAGGTCGCTACGTTGAACCATTCGGCGTAGCGCACCACGACCACCATTATACACAAAACTCACCATGGCATCAAATTGGCCCTGTGTGATATTCGTACTAACTTCCAAACAGATACCTGCCTCAAACTTGGCCAAGTCCAACCGGAATAGCCGGTCTGCTTCTTCTGGGGAAATATTCAATTGCCCCTTGGTGCGTTTCAGGTTATCAATATCGGCTTGTGTAACTCGTCCATTGATAGTATCACCATTGATGGTATCGCCCACCTTAATGAAATGTCCGTAACCAATCGAGTATCCATCAGCATCGGGATATGCCTTCGTTCGGAATCCTTCTTGGCGGTGTAGGAATTCAATACCCTTTTCAGAGGTTGTGTATGTGCTACATGGCGCAAAGGAACCCTGTGGGGCCACATCAGCATACGCTGGTGCTTCGGCGAGATTGCTAGACGCGAATGGTTGTCCCTGACGGAATCTTGTTTCTTCCGGCAGATTCAATGGTGCCTCCGAAGTCTCGGTGGTTGATCCGGCACGGGAGACTTCGCCCGAGGCTTCATCAACGAAGCCACGCGTCCCCGCAGTGGACTTACAACGTTCTGGCCACGGTTGATGTTGCGGTACGGTTATCTCGTTCAACGTAGTAAAGTCAGCCGGTGGTTCCTTACACTGTAGCACTTCCTGTTCCGTGGGAACGCGGAAAGTATTCGCAGTAACAGGAACCGTGGTTGCCGATGCTGGCGCAGCATTCTCAGCAGGACTAGCGGTCGAGGCTTGAGGACCGTTGAAATGAATTTGAGAACCGGTACCGGTTATGTTTCCACCAGTAGCATACAGGTCTATAGTAGACGCCGTCCATGCTCCAGCACCACTCGCTAATAAGTCCATAGCTGCACCAGACTCCAAGTGCATCTCGGCACCGGCCTTAATGTCTACATCGTTATTAGATTCGAGATGTATATCAGACGTTGCAAAGAGATCGAGACCACTACCGATATCCATACTAAAACCATCGTCAATCGTCCAATCAACCTTGCCGTAGTTGTGAATTAGGGTATCCTTCGGAGCACCATCACCCCAATCAGGACTGCTATTGTATTTCAAGTTTTGTGGTGGCAAGTCGTTCTTGCCCAGTTCCCAATTGTTCTGGCCCTTGAGTGTGAAATTAGTATTGCGACGGACCTGCAAATTGAGGTCTCGCTGAGCATCGATATTCACATCGCGGTCGGCTGTTAGGTTCACGTCCTTGCGCGAGTGAACGGATACACTATCTTCAGTGAAGATATTAATCTTACCGTTGTCAATCATTTCAACCCACACATTACCTTGGGCAGTCGAAATGTAAATGAATGGTTCATTGCATCGGTCTGCGAAGTACAACTGAGACCCCGCTGATGTACGCAAGCGAATGCCTTGATGGTCTGGGTGATCATCGAATGTTAGTTGGTGGCCAGTGGTATTGATATCCTTATAGGCGGTATCACTACCAGCCGCACCGAACTGCACTCTGTCCCCACTAGCGGTATTCAGGTTTCCCTTCTCGCTATCGAAGTTCCAACCGGCGGACTTGAACCCGTACACATACGAAGGGCTCTCACGACGCGAGCTAGACGTTCCAGCACCACGCAAGGGGTCAGTCAGTAGGCCAGCCTTTTGAAGGTTCTGCGCGGCTTCTGGGGCAACGAGGACATTAATCAATTCCCGTTCCACTGGGACAGTTTTATTCGCACTTAGTCGGCGAGCTTTGTCCATGGCCGGAACCAATGAAGGATCGACCGTTCGTGATGCCTCGTCTTTGATTTGTTTGGTTAATTTGTGGACTGTGGGATTTGGATTATTCTCATCCGCCTCGTCGATCTTGGAATCGAAGTCTGCCGGTGGCCTACCGGGATTACCGGGTACCATAAAGTTGCGTGCATATTTCGGAATGCAGCCGATCCAGTAACCCTTTGCAGAATCACCATGGGCGAACATTATACCAACTTCATCACCAATGCGCGGCTGAGCCCAAAAACCATACGTGTTTACGTCGCCGTTACCGGCATTTCTGAAGTCCCCACCGGGGCTTTTGGATACGCGATAATCATCACCACCGAAGAATGGCAGCAGTGGAGAACATTGTATCCATCCCATTCGGAGGTCTTGGTCCCACTTGATACTACCAGTCGGGTTGTCTCGGTCTGGCGCGGTACCACCATACGTTGGAACCGCCTGTTCCTTTCGGACTCGGCGCTGCGATATACCCGGAACATACACCCACACCTGACCCATGCGTTGGTCATCGGAATCGTCCATGACGATACCTGTATAAAACCCCGGTAATGGAGATTCGGGATTTGGGGTGTTACGACCGCCCGACCAACTGGCCCGCGCTGCTCGTCCGATTCCATCGTTAAAATCTGGCACTGTTGTATCCTTTATCCTTGTCGTAGTGATACACCGGATGGTGATCCTATTTATGGGCTCACCAAGTAAAAGTCGTCAATAATTGGTGTTGGGGTATCAGGCGGTAGTGAATTTGTCAATGGGGCTCCACTGTCCGTAGAAATATCCCCCCCAACTACCTCGGCATTCGAGGCCAAACCAATATTATTCTCTATGTAATTTAGGTGAATCATCTTTACAGCATGGATGGTTTGGGTAAATTTTCCGCCTTCAAACTTAGACTGGACTGTTATGGCCTCGTAAAATCCCCCCAAAATACTACACGAGGAGGATGCCGTTTCTCTATCGGGATTCATGTAATCGATTTGCTCAGAAGTGAACATACGAAGGAAGAAACAGCGAGCGCCTTGGGTTTGGACTAATGCATTCGTACTGTTGTTGTCGGCTGCTTGATCTCCAATAGTCAATATATTTCCACTATCTTTTCCGTATGGAGTTAGTAACCATATGGGATCACCACGAACTTCTATATCGATTGTGATCATATCGTTTTTGATATGATCGTTGATATTGGCTATGGCTTCCGTGCGCATAAGTTGACTCTCGCCACCGACCGAGCCCGTGGCGTCAGATTTAGGCATTTCACCAAAACCACCACCGTACACATCAGCCGGAGTTTTAAATGTCCGCGCATCACACGTGGCCGATGGATTATCAATGGAACTTCCGAAGAGCCTTCTCAGGGAAGACTGGACCGAGTTCTCTTGATTACTGGGCACCAGTTTACCTTGGTCGTCACTGAGTGTTCCCGCTTTTTCAATTTCGTCATTCTTTTTTGTGAAATTCGTAGCCGTCGTGCCACCACCAGTGGCCTGTCCGGTACCGGCACTTGATGATGCCTGTGATTCCGTAAACATTGTGTGGTAGTAAAAGTTTTTCAACGCGATATCTACTTCCAATACCTCATTATTTTCAGAGGTATTGATATAATTATAGATACGGTTAACCATACCGAGCCGGATCATCTCCTTCACCCGTCTTGCCTGCGAATCGACGTTGGTAACCTGCTCCATTTCCGCCCTGTTGTTCATCGTTGCGCCCTTGAACGTCACAAATGGTTCGATGATGTATTGGTTGGAAATTGTGTCAAAATCGTTGGTTCCCGGATTAACACCAGAACCGTATACAACATTGAACCGTATACCCCAGAGCACGCGAGGCTTTAAATGTCTCGGGTCATCTTTTTTAAGAATATTAATCCACGTCAGTTCCAAATCCTTCAGTGCATCGTCGAGTAAGGTGAGGACATCCATATCACGACCAGCACTAACGACAGAGCCACCGTCGGGGTCACCCTTTAAAAATCCTTTCTTAGATTCAAACTTTCCAGAGTAAAAGGGAGCAGAAAGTAACGCCGATGGCGCTTTGAATTCATATTTCCTCTTAACCTGATCACCCGTTCTTTCAGAAACGGACTTGTTCATTGCTTGAGAAACCCGTTCGAGGAATCCACCGAATGTCTGAGTTTCACCACCAGTGAAGATAGCACCGGCATCAATGTTCATTTCTTCGGGCCGGTATGCAGAGTGTCCACTAGGTACTATACTCATGTCATAAACGGTACCGGTATGCGTCACCTTTGCTTCTACTGTGGTTATGTTCATGTAATACGTCAGTAGTTTTGTTTTCCGCGTTCGGGTATCCATTGGGATAAACGGCATCCACTCTCCGGTATCTTGGTTGTAACCAGAGAAAAATATATCCAACCTCCACACAACCCGCCCAAGACTGAGCCCAACGTAACCATTATCATTGGCAACCTTGCGGGCATCTTCGTTCCATTTGAAGCCGTGTGGTTCGACCACGGTCATTTTGCCAGTTATCATTGAATTAATGTATGGATTTTGTGGGGTAGGTGCCATTACATTATTAAGGGTCAGTGACTCGATGTTATAATAATGGCGACCTTTCTTGGGCGACCATTGTTGCTCGAACAATTTTGTGGGGTCTGGGGTAATAAGCCGTGGGTCAGTAGAGCTTGGATCAAATTCATCCGGTGCTCGCTCGAAGCGGAAAACATCTCCGGTTGATGCAAATGGGACCGATCCTTCAGCTAATATCGCACGCCGTAGTCCACTAAAGGTTCCGGTTTCTGGCGAGGTAGCGCCTACCGGAATATTCGTTTGAACTTTTGGCACCACCGGCGCTGGTACGAGCGACCATACAAAGTGGTATTGTAAATTGATGTAGGGCAGCAGCACATTGTCGGGAATGGTCAGCGCATCCGCATCACCACTGGGTTGGACAGTAAACCGCAGTCTGGGGTTAGCCTCAGAAGCCTCGGCTGTGGTTCCTGCTTCTTTTTCCTCATTGAGTGAGCTAGTATTAGAGCATCTTACCGTCCTAAGCCCTATCCTCTTACACTTACCCTCGGACAATCTGTTCTCGCTAGTTTGGTCACCAAATAATGCCTGTGATCTTATTGCCGTGGTATTTCCAGTCCGAAACCTTGCAACTCCAGACTGCTGTTTAATATCAGGCGTGGTTACTTTATCCAAGTCTCTAACACCGTCGATATTGCTGGCTTTCTGAGAGAACTGCCTTGCTTTAGGATTACCGGCCATTATACTATCGACTGCACATAGGAAGGGTGGGGGATCGTGTACAGTTCTCCCAGTTTGAAATCGAATACGGGGTCTTGCAATCCATTACGAATCGCAATAACCCAGAATAAATCAGGATCGCCGTATAGATCATTGGCGAGGATGTCTGGACGGTTCACATACCGCTGGTCATTCAGTCTAATAACCGTGTCTAACGAATGCGGTTCGACTATGCGGTGAATATAATACACCATAAAGCGGCTGATGATTGGTGTTACACCAAACGGAGACTCTTGTTCGTAATCGGGAGCGTAGGCCATTATGGTTTACCTGCGCCCTTTCTTGAACTACGACTTGGGTCGGTTATATGGAAACTCTTACGGTTTCTAAGAAGCTGTCCAGAACGGTACATGTCCAGATTCCAGTTTGTCCAAAAAGATGGGGAGTGCTGCACAACCAATGATATAGACGATACAGTGAATATGACTGGTAGCCATGTGTATTGATTGCTATCAGTCCGCTCGTGGAGTAGTACACGGTTGCGGTATTCTGGTGTGCCAAATTCTGGGATACCAACATAGTCAACGTCCGCAGGAAAAGACCAGTCTGCCTTTTCCATCAAAACTGGAACACGATGAAACGCATAGTTACCATATGCGGAAAACCACATCGGGCTCGGTGGTCGTCCAGTTCTTCCCGCACCAAAATCCATGTGGCTGTATGTTCGGAAAAAATGAAGTGCCGAGAGTGCGTATATCGCATTGTCAAAAGTGTCACATGACCATGTGGCATCCGAGATATTAATTCGCGTGTTGTCCGTACCACGATACGCGTGGAAAGATTCGTTGGTATGTGTTAATTCGACCGCGTCATATTTTACCGAGATGGATTCGGATATCGAAGGGTTGTAGGGAAACACCAAACCGTTCGTGGCAAAAATAGGCTCCAGCGCGTGGAAGTCGCTAACTTTAAATTGCGTGTTGACTGCGGCAACCCGTTGTCCCTTATTGGGAATGTTAGCCGCACTACCAGCCTGTATGGATTCAGAAATCTCCAAGCGGTGGTCTGACCCACCTAGCCTCAGTCCCAATCGCAATAGGTCAAACGGCTCTAATTTAGCAGCAACCTGCTCTATCGCAAAGGACGGAAGAAAGTTATCTATTCGTGGTTGTTGTTCGGCCATTATGGAACCCCAGTGATTTCACTTCGTATTTACCTTTCGAGTGACTTGACTTTCGTGAAGAAAGTGCAGATATATAGAATGTATAACTTTCTTGACGAAATCTCAAGCCTATGAGGGGAATATTTTGGGAACAACAATAAAGACTGACGCTGTAGCGCCAGCAGACGACAAAGTGGATAAGGAAGCACCAGCCAAGCCGGTTAAGAAGCGCAGGGTGCAGAAATATCTGAACAACGGCAGATTACTAGAACATATTGCATTATCCAAAGTGGCATGGGAAAAGGCCAAAAAGAAATGCAAGAACCCAGACAAGATGCCGTCCGCCGCACAGTGCATGACGCCGGAAATGGTCAAGATGATTATGATGTTGGTTGAGCGGTATGCACAACGAGCAAACTGGCGCGGGTACACGTATATCGATGACATGAAATCCGAGGCAACATTATCACTGTTGAACGGTTCTCTAAAATTCAATCCAGAAAAATCCAAAAATCCATTCGGGTACATGACCCAGATTGTGACTCACTCATTTCTCACCACACTCGATAAAGAGAAAAAGGTGCGCCGGATTCGTGATGACATCTTAGAACAGTTTGGACTGGACCCATCGAATACTCGGCAAATCGAAAACGAAAAACAATCGAATGCTCGACGCCGGTTCATGGCAGATCAAATGGAAGGATTATCAGTGGATGAGGATTCTATTTTCCACGAGCGGAATCATACATTCAACCTACCGGACAAACCAGAATCAGAAGAAGGTTGATTTCTGTTTTAATCGGGGTTATAGTTCTAGAATAAGTTTCTACACAAACGGATCAACGATGAACGACAATTTTCTATTAGTACCAGTAGCAAACCACGACCCGCGACTAGTATTGGTTACGGGATCACGCGATGATGGAAATGGGAAACTATGGACAGAAGAGCAGCCCATCACGGGGTGGTTGACAATTACCAATAAAAGGGGATGGCAAACTAGCAGTGTCCCAATTACTATCATGGACCCCGTCTCAAATGGAGAATCCATCGTGATCAACACCGAGACTGAAGAGTGGTACGAGATGTCTGGTAACCAACAGAGTGGGCAAGGAAGAGATAACATGATAACGTATCTGCAAGAACTCACCAAGGGGCTACTTGCCATCAAATAATGGCTCAACTCTTTGACAAAGCTGCTGTGTTCACCGATATCCATTTCGGTGGTAAGAATGACAGTGAGCGCCACAATCTCGACTGCCTGAATTTCATCACATGGTTTTGTGAGAAAGTTCGTGAGGAGCAGTGTGATGCGGTGATATTCATGGGCGACTGGTTCGATAACCGGTCACGGCATCGTCACGATACCACCCATTACTCATGGCAAGCCATCGAACTCCTCAATGGTCTCGGTGTGCCGGTGTACTGGATCATCGGCAACCACGATTTATATTTCAAAAACAACCGCAGCATTACCTCATTACCATACTTGGGCTCTATGGAGAACATCTATGTAATCAATGAGTTAATGGAGATAAATGACGTTTTGTTCGCGCCGTGGCTAGTTGGTGGCGAGTTTGCAGAAGTCCCAGAATACAAAGTGAAATACGTGTTCGGCCACTTCGAGTTGCCATTATTCTTATTCAATGAGAACATGCCAATGCCAGATAAAGGCGGTTTGCATGCAGATCATTTTACACACCCTGATGCAGTGTTCTCTGGACATTTCCATAAACGCCAACTGAAAGTCAACGAGCACGGTATCCCCGTTTGGTATATGGGCAATGCATTCCCGCACAATTTCAATGACTTAAACGATTCAGATCGTGGATGTATGATTCTGGAATGGGGACACGATCCTGAGTTTGTTAACTGGCCAGACGCGCCGGTATACCTTCGCACCACCCTAAGTGAGTTGTTGAATAGCACTGAAGCGCTAGAACCATGTAATGGTATCATCGAGATCAAAGATGACATGGGTATAGAGATTGAAGAAGCAATTCAAATAAAAGAATCGCTGAGTGGTAGTTTTCGTGAGATTCGATTGCGACCGGCGAATAAAAACTTAGCAGTTGACCTCGAAACAACAATCGGTGATGACGCGAAATCCGTTGACGAAATGGTCATAGAGCACTTACTATTGATAGATACTGAGGGTTCGGATTTTGATGCCGAACTACTAGTAGAGTTGTACAAAGGAGCCAGTGCTGAGTTAAAGGCATGACTTTTCAACAAAAACGATAAACAAATACATTATCCAACCTTATGAGAAAATATTATGTCAAATGTCTTTGATGCGACCTACGGGTTGCCTTCGCCATGCTGTGGTGAAGAGTTGGCTTGGGAGTGGGACGAGGGTGTTCTTCATTTCGAGGCCGAGTGTGAATGCATGAAGCGCTATACCCTTGAGCCACTAACTGCTCAGGTCGAGCACGAGTCGGAGGAATTCGAGCTAGATGATGAATGAAGCTCTTGAGATTATTCGCGAGCGGGGAGAGATCGATACTGGAACCCTCGCAAACATTCTGGGTGTAAATCGCACAGAATTGTTCAACGCCTTGAATGATGAGGCCATAAGTGGTACAGTTAATAGACAGTTCGTGTTCGTTGATAACGGCACGTCACGTCCAACACTATGCTTCGGGTGGTCATGTCCAGCAATGATTTAATTTTTGGCGATCTAGGTTTTCGCAACTTCCTGTCCTATGGACCGAAAGGCGAGGTTATTTCGCTACGCGGTAACTTCATTACCTGTATCTTCGGTGAGAACCGAGATGACGATAGTGAAGACTCCCGAAATGGTGTCGGCAAATCTGCCATCATCGACGCCCTCTGTTACGTTCTATTCGGAAAAGTCATTCGTGGCATATCCAATCAAAAACTAATCAACAAAATGTCCACTAAAGGGCAGATGTTTGTGTGGGTGGAATTCATCAAGGGTGAGTATGCATATCATGTGGAGCGCACGGAGCGTCCCGGTAAGCTCCTTCTCCTCCGCAAACCCGTGGATAGCACTGAAGATTTCAAAACGAAAGAAAATCGAAAGATGAAATTCGATATCGCTCGTAGCAAGATCGAGACCACAAATCAAATCATCGAGATTCTGGGATTCGACATTACCCTATTCGAGTATTTGGTAGCGAACTCCTCCGAGTCAACTGAATTCTTCAAGCTGAAGGAAGATCAACAGCGTGCAGTAGTGGAGCCCTTGTTCGGTTTCACGATCATGTCCATCAATGCAGCAATCCTCAAAGAGGACCGCAAAGAGAAGAATAAGCAATTGGTTGAATTAGAATCTGCCACGGAAGCTACTAAGCAGGCCAACGCAAGAATAACCGAGCAAATCAATGATCTAAAGCAGCGCTCCGAGGCGTGGGAACGCAAAAACAAGGATGCCATCACAGAACTAAAGGAGAGTGTTGAACTCCTCGAATCGGTCGATGTGGAAAGTGAAATTGCAATTATCAAAGAGATGGATAAGCTGAATACTTCGCTTAGCGAACTCACTGCAAAAATACGACAATTGGAAACCGAGCAAACAGCGCGGGTATCAGCTAAAACCCAGTGTGAACGGGATGCGACTCGTGCAGTTGCCGAGATGGAAAAGGCCCAAACCACCATTGAATCCCTCGACAAGAGCGAGTGCCCGACGTGCAAGCAACACTGGGAGCCGGACCCCGAAGTGAGGGAAGCAGCAAAGACCCTTCTAGTGGAAGCCGAGAAGACAGGTGCAGAGTCATTAGAGATGTTTGAAAAACTCGATGGTGAAATTGAAGAACACCAAGAACTTATCGATGCGGCTGTGGTTGACAAGAAAGATATCACGGGACAGCTATCCGAGGTCACCAGCGTAGAATTGACCTATCAAAGTATCGAGGAGGCTGCATCCGCAGGCACCGAGTTGGGAAATATACAAAAACAACTCGTTTCAACATCTGCTGAAACTAACCCTCACAGTGAAAGCATCGCGGGCCTGACCACAGATGCGCTCAAAACCGTAGACGATAGTGAGGTGCAAAAACTGCGCCGATTGATCCGCCACTACACGTATCTGATTGAGTTGCTGACGAAGCGTGATAGCTTCCTA